GGCGCTGGCATTACTGCCGCCCTGTTTAGCGGCGGAAAGCTTAATCAATGTGAGTAGTCTGTTTAGATTCCACTTGTCACACTCATACGGGATGTTAAACTGCGACATATACCAGTAGATGAGCTCACTAGTCATGGAATCTTTTGGTCCGCCCCTGGAAGGCGGATTTAGTAGATGAGTGGCAGAGGCTTCGTCGGCGATGTATTCTGCTATTTTGACCTGAACGTTTCGATCAAGTCGACGCATGAAATCCCCGGGGAGAGGTTCCTCCGACATACATTCTACGTAGTACACTGTTTCTTCCGGAGTAGCGGGAGGGTTGTCTAGAAACGAGCGTTTGTAGACTGATTCCCACTTACTCACGGCCGCCAGCGAGTGTGTTAGATGTAAAGTGTACGAAGGCATAGTTACGAACGTGGACGAATCCTCGTCGAACCGCTCTTCCCCGGGGAGTTCAAGCGTTAGTGAGATCATGCCGCCACGAGCGTCTTAATCTCGTCGGGGGTGAGCAGCGTAGCGGGACCAGCGACGCCATACAGCTTGTCGGTGATCTTCTTGTACTTCTCGGGGGTGAGCTTGGTAGAGTCGATCGTGATCAGCGAGGTGGGCTGAGCACCCGTCACGTTGATCGGAGTCGTCGAGCACTCCCACGAGAACGCGATAGCCTCGGGGGAATCCGAGATGGTGTTGTAAGCCTTCTCGGAAGGTGCCGCCATAGCGCCGTAGATGATGTGCAGAAGCTCACCATACTGATCGCCCTTGGTGTCGTTGCCGAGCTTGGTGCAGTACGAGAATGCGAAGCGCGAACGAGGCTGCTGGCCGATGTTGACACCGGCGAGAAGAGCAGCGGTGCCGTCGCACACTGCGAACTCGTCGGGGTACGTGTACGCCTCGATTGTGAACTTCAGGTTCTCTGCCGAAATCAGCGTCAGGTACTTAGTGTTGTCCGCGTAGACGTCCGAAGACTCGGCGCCTTCCGGACTCTCGGAAACCGACTTGAGGCCGTTCCAGGCCACGCCGTTACCGTAACGGTTCTGCTTGAGGTCGTAAGGGAACAACACGCCCTTGTTGACGCCAGTCTGGTAAATGTGCTGGCCTTCTTCGTCCCACTTGATGGGTGCCATGATTTCTCCTTAGAGGTAGGTTGTAAACACGAAGTGATTCATACCCTCAGAGGTGTATGTCGTGTCTAGCGTTGTGTAAGGTATGTCGAGAATAGCGTCGATCGCATCGGGTTGTGGGTCTTTGGTGATCAGAGTCACTGTGTACTCAAGACTATCCTTGTACCGACGATCCGAAGCATGTGTCGACTTATTACGGGACAGATGGAACAGTACCGCAGGGTAGTCCATCTTAAGATTCTCAGGCGGTTGGAAGTATACCCTGTTATGGGCTACAGCCTTCCTGAGAAGGTGTAGGAGGTCCTTATACGTGCGCATACAGACCCCCTAGGTTGATCGTAACTCGTGGTGGATCGATAGATACCGATTGTACCTCCCATTTTGAACCTTTCCACACTACGTATCGAAGGTCCATCAAATGGTTGTTCATCCACGGAGTTGCGATTACGCTAACTTCGTTGGAGAGTCGGAGGTTGGTGTTTACAGAGTCCGAATTCTTGTACCGATTGGAGATCCTACGAAGGAATCCCTTAGCCGGTACTTCTTTTCGTTCCTCCAGATAGACGCCTTCCTCCGACTCTACCGTAGTTACGAAGCCTAGCTTACCGCTAAACTTCGACATACAGTCACGCCTTCTTGCGGGAGACCGTAAGAGCCGAGTACGGTGCCGTCAGGGAGCCCGAAAGACGGGTCTCCATGAGGTACTTGTACTGGTTGAAATCCAGGTCGAACGTCTCGGCCATACCCAGCTCAGCGCCGGCGTTGGAGCCGATCGTGTAGTCGCGCAGGTCGACCACGATGGCGAGGAGTTCGGTGTCGACACCCTTGACCTGGTGCTCGAAACCGTTCATCTGCGGGACGGTGACGATCTTCGAGACGCCCATAGCGGCGGCGAGGGAAGCCTCGGTCTCGTAGATGCGGCGACCGTTCTTGTCCTTCAGCAGAAGGAGCGAGACGAGGCGCTTCTTGTCGATGAACAGCGTCGGGGATCCGGAACCCTCGAGGTCTGCAGACGCCAGGACGATGTCGTCAACCAGAGTCTCGTCGGTCGTGTCGTGCTCGAGAGCCTTGTGGATCGCGTAGAGCTCGTTCTCCTTGATGATGGGGCGAATCGCCTCCTCGTTCACCTTATCCGGGTCGGACTCGGTACGGCCGTCACCCAGGAGGATCGCACGAGCGATTTCCTCATTGAGCTTGCCCTTCATCTCGGACTTGAGCCAGGAGACAACGTTCATGTCGGTGATGTCGACGATGTCGTCGCGATCCAGACGCTGCTTCTTGTAGATGGTCGTGGGAGAGGTGGTACGCATCAGCAGCTTGATAACCTCATCGGTCTTCTTCGCAGCCTTCTTGGCGTAACCCTTAGCCCTCGCCTTGTCGTCGCGGATGTCCGCGAAAATCGACTTGATGCGGGCGAACGGGGAGTGCTTGGTGCCTCCCATCACGACGGAGACCCAGCTCTGATCGCGATCGAGAGTAATGGGCTCATCGGTGATGGACTTGGCGTCGGGGAACAGGTAACCGATGTTCTCGATACCGTAGTCTGCGTGACGCAGTTCCTCGGACAGGGTGGTGCCGTTCGTCTTCGCGCGCTCAACAATAGCGGCGAAATCCGAGTGGGACAGGGTGTTCTGAGCGTCCTTATCGGTGCTCTCGAAGATGTTGTGCTTCATGTTTTCCTCTTCGTCGGTTTCTTCGTCGGTTTCATCAGAGTCCTCTTCCGAGTCCTCTTCGGATTCCATGTCGATTGCGGCGGCGATCAAGTAGTTGACAGCCTCCATCTGTTCTTCGGTGAGATCCGAGAGAATGTCACCGATGGTACGATCCCCCTCAGGAGAGGAATCTTCTTCGTTGGCGGTTTCTTCTTCCCCACCCTCGAAGTCTTCATGAGTCGCGTCGTCTTCCGTGATTCGAATGACGGCGGAGTATCCAGAATCGTCGCTGTGAGCCACAGCAACGTTCTCGATGGTAGCTCCAGGGTTGGCTCCTCGAAGAACAAGGGAAACCTCAACGATGTTTCCATGCTCAACAATGGGTCCATTCTGTCGGAGCTGGTTTGCGAAGATCGACATGGCGTTGATATCACCATGCTCAATCAGTTCGCGTGCGTGATCAGCCTGCTGACTTCCATTAAAGAAGCCGTAGGCGTACACGCCCTTACCTCGGTTCTCGAGCATTGCATGACCGAGAACATTGGTGACTTCACCGTGACCGTGCTGCCAAACAAGAGGCACAACGGCCCCATCGTTCTGCGAAAATGCATCGTGGCCGATAGTACGGCCGTCGGTACACTTAACGCCGGCAACAGTGGCCCAGCCGGAGAAGTCGGCCTTGCTAGTGTCAAGATCCATCGACACTGTCATTTTGAACCTCCTGTTTGGATTCTGCGTTTGCAGAGCTTGTGTACGGGTTCGCCAACTGATCAGCCTTAGGATCTGTAGCCTGAGGCAGACCGATAATGGATCGAATCTCGTTAGGCGTCATCACCAGGTTGGTAATGAACGTTTGCGCCATCGACGCGACCGAGTCTAGGGACGCCGAAGAGAAGGGATCACGAACGTAAATGATACGCTGCCCCTGAGTTCGAGCGGTCCTAGTCAAGAAGACCATGGTTGCCGACTTGGTGATACTGTCCAAGATCGGTCGGACTGTCCTATTGTAGTAGGACAGGTTGGTCTCCGCGTCCGCGGTGCCATTGAATACGCTCTCGGTAAAGCCTAGAGCATTGTAGAGCTGCTCCGTCAGATACTTAACCTGATCTAGTAGGTTGTTCTCCACCGGTCGGTTTAGCTGAGTGATCTTCTCGGCTCCGTCGACGTATGCTACGCCGATTTCAGAGTTTCGAAGCTGCGATTCAATGGCCTCGCGTCGACTTTCCGCCTGCTGTTGCCTAAGCTCGCCTCGAACTGAATAAGGAAGCTGGATGATAAGGTCCAGTTTCTTGCCTAGAGCGCTATTGTCAATAGCGTCCAGGGCGTCGAGTTTGCGAGCGAGTCGCTGCGCCAACGAACCATTTGTTGCGGTCACGTCGTACAGCGGCGAATGGACGACGCAGACAGAATTCTTGGAAACCGTGATGGTTTCCCTATTACCGGTACGGTCGTTATAGACATCCACATCCACGGAGTCGGTGTACCAGTTGACAACTCGACCAACGCGAAGTGAAAGGACGTCAAACGAGCCTTCCTCATTCAGTTGGATGTCCGTATCTACTGGGACCAGAACGGCTGACCCATGCTCAAGCATTGTGTATACGAGTTCATAGATCAGACTATTGGACGTCTGGTCTATGTTAGCCATGAGCGATAGGCATTCGTTTAGCTTACTAGGCTGTTCCGAGTCATATCTGCCATTTTGATCTACGCGTACGTGTCGAATTGGCGTGTTAGATACGTCGAGTGCAATTTTGTTGTATAGCGTTTGAACTAGGTTAACGCTACCACCAGAGCGGTACCTGGGTCTGTATTCACTATATGTCCGGGTAGTCAACGAATGAGAGTCGTTGTTAGTAAATACATTCCAGGCGCTCATAAGCCTCGATCGGATACCCATATGACCTCCTCTCTACGCGAAGTCGTCTAGTTGTTGTTTGTAGGCGACCCAAGCGTCCATTAGAGCTGCGACGCTATCGATCTTGAGATCCATTCGTTTCTTCAAGATCTTTCGGTTGCCATTAGTATCTTCGATTGTGATTGTGTTACCCATCGCCCAGGACATCAGCTCTTGATCGAAGAGCAGATGCCTATCGGACGACAGCTTCTTAAGTTCACCGAGCGGAACAGACTCAGTTCGGGCGCCCTGAATGACCTTGTGGACGCCGTATGGTCCGTTTTCAGTCACCCAGCGCTCGACAAACTCTCTAGCGTTGTACGGATCGTATCCGAAAGCTCGGACATCGAATTCAGATCGGATGATATAATCATCTAGATCGTTATACACCGCAATCATGTCGAGGATGGTTCCATCCATAACCTGTAGTGACCCCTCACGAATGAAGGATTCGTACTTGACGCGCCCCGCTGCGGGTAGCTTGTCAAAGGTCCTGGTCGTAATATAGGCTCGAGTCTTAACTCCGAAGGTACCGTCGCCTAAGGGGAAGAGGAACGTAAACGCACAGAAGTCATCACCCTGTGACAGGTCCGCCCCCATTGCGCATGGCATCTGCCAGTACTCTCTCTTCTGATGGGGGATCGTTTCTTCGTATGTGAAGAAGTACGTATACCCCTCCATGGGGATACCGAAACGCTTGGCCAAGATGTCATTACGGGCTGAGGGCACATTTTCAGCTCGAGCGACGTCTCGTTGGTAGGTATCGTAAGATACGGTCTTACCAATGTTCGGCTGCGCTTTGATCCACATGTTAGGGTCGGCTACTTCCTCCACTTCGTCCAGTCTGTAGTACCAGATGGATGTGTGTGGATCGTAGTAATCTCCCTTTAGGATGCTAAGTAACTCCATTTTGATGGAATCGCCGATACCGTTTCGGACTGTGCCCTCCGAGGACACGGCAAGGATCACCCAGTCATTGAGTTTGGACGCGCCTTGCTCCAGAGCAGAGATCACATCTTGCCTGACATCTCCGGATAGCCATTCGTCTACGGTGTTCACCTTGGTTCGGAGACCCTGAAGTTTATCAACGTTCATGGGTCGAACTTCAAGTAGTGATTTAGTCGAGAAGTTCTCGATCCCGCGCTTCGTAGGTGTCAGGAGGGCCTTGTTTCGGTTCCCTCCCGACGTTGAGTGTACGCTACCGGCGGTCAGAAACTTGAACAGAGGACCCCTAGACCGCGTAATAGCAGTCTTAAAGGGGCTCAGTGTTTCCTCTGCCTGAGGCATTGTTGGTGCCGTTGCGATCTGATGTGTAGTCGCCGTATCAATTGTAAGGAAATACGCGTGAATGAATGACATGTACATCGATTTGGCGGCGCCTCGAGCGACGATAAGATACTGCTTGTTCACAAGCCTTCTCTTCTCGTCTACCTGAACGTACTTACCTTCGTGGCCGTTCTCATCCGGGATGAATTTGGTGACTCGTTCGAAGTAGAACCACGACAGCAGACTCTCAGCCCAAAGTTTGAAGCTGTCGAGTAGTGTCAGGTCTGCTCCGTCAGTCAGAGTCATCTCGTTGTTGCAGAAAGCGATGAAGCCCTCGATTGCCTGGTCGTCGTAATAGTAACGAGGATTAGCAATAAGATCATCAATACGGTTCATCTCCATTTCAATGGTTCGAGAGACCGGAATTTCTCCAGCTAGGACTTTATCTCGGAATTCTCCATAGTATTTTGGTGTGGCCGTATTAGACAGCGTCACTACTTCTTATCCTTCTTCTTTATGACCTCGGAAAGGCCAGTAGCTCGATCTGCTTCCTTAGCCAGAGCCTTGATACTACCCGTAGACAGGTTGGAATCGATGGCTCCTATTAGCATATCGCTAGCCTTCTTGGCTGCGTACTTGGTCAGGTTTGAGCTGGCCTCGCTCACGAACGTGTCTGCGAGCTTCGCGAACTGAGATCGGTTGGCCTTCTCATACTCTGCGAGCTTCGCCTTCAGTTCGGAGTTGGTCTTCTCGAGCTGGAGACGCTTGTTTTGTTCGATGAGATCTGTAGTGGTCAGATTCTTGGGGAGTGCCTTCCTCTGGTCTCGAGTAAGACCGCCCTTTGGCGTGGTCGCATACTTCTCAAGCTTAGCTTGCTTTTCTGCTTCCTTAGCCTTCTTCTTCTCATCGCGTTCGTGCTGCTTCTGTGCACGCTCCGCATCTCGCTGCTTCTTCTTTCGATCCTGCTCAGCCTTGCGAGCTTCTCGAAGCTTCTGGTTTTCAAGCTTCTTGCGGGCTGCTTCAGCCCTTTTTTGAGCGTGATCAGCACTGGCCTTAGAAAGCTTCTGACGAGCTGCACTAGCAGCCTTCTTGGCACCACCGGCTGCTTTCTTAGCACCACTAGCAGCCTTCTTAGCAGCCTTCTTAGCAGCGGCCTTAGCGGCCTTCTCGGCAGCCTTTCGGTCGATCTTCGCCTGAGCCTCAGCTGCTCGATCAGCAGCGATCTTATCCTTTTCTGCCTTAGACTTGACGGCCGAACCCGTGCTGTTTTCAGGCTGTTTACGGACGCCCCACTTCATACCAAGGACGCCGTAGTGTGCTAGTTCCTCTGAATTGTGAGTCTCCACTCGATCTCACTCCTTAGTTGCTTGATGGCCTCGATCGTGAATGATGTGGCCGGTGGATCGAATGCTAGCTTGACAGAGTAATTGACATACTGTCGCAGCATTCTACCGAGTACCGTGGTTGGATAGTCATCCGACGCGGATTGAGGAAGAGCTGGATCCTCTGTCAACTGCGTGGCAGTCATGAGGGAGTTCTCAATAGCGTCGGTTAGCTCGAGATCGAAATCGGTGTCTTCATTCTCGATGTTAAGATACCGTTTCGTCTCTTCTAGAATGGTCACGAGATCCTCCTCCCCCATAATGTCGTGTCTCCGGGAGACCTAGGCTCAAAGTCAACCAAAGCCAAAGGAGACGTTCCGTAGTGAATAGCGTTGTGTGTATCTCTAGATACACAAATAAGATTGTTCAGATCCCACATACATGGGTCCGCATCAGAGCATTGTCGGGGCGTTAGAGGGTTTATATGATGAACTACGATACCATCGTAGATCTCATAGCCCTCTATACCTAGGTCGCAGCCCAGATCTCTAGCGATCGCCTCTGTTCGAGCCTTTCGCCAGACGTCAGACCTGTAAAAATCCTGATTCATCCATCTGGAGCCGCCGAAGGTCTCGTCGAAGAACTCTCCATTCAAGGAAAGGTATTCTAGTCGCTCTTCAAAGGTCTCCAGCCTGGACAATTCGTTATAGCTGCGCATCGGGCTCTCCAGAATATAACCTGAAGGCGTCCAACGCTTCCGAAACAAGCTCTTCGGTTCTGGCTGCCGACTCAAGAGCCGAAACTTTAGCCTGTGCGAGTAGAGTATCCGCTTTAATGCGCTCTTGTTCCAGCTTTTCCCTACTTCCACCGAGTTTTAGGAAATGTAGGATCACAGAATTGGACGCTGTACCGTCCATAATCTGCTGTGCGGCTAGATCCATCGCACCTGCAATAGCCAATCGCTCCGCTTCTTCTGGGCTGGTGGGGGGTTTTCCCCGCTTTTTAACCATACATGCTCCTCTTTTGGTTCGTTCGAGACGAGTTTTAACCTACACGACCGCCGGTTGAAAGGAGCATGAAAGACCGGCCGATGAGAGAACCAGGCCGTGTAGGCTAAAACCCATCTCGAAATATCCCTCCGGGGGTAAATCGAGGAGGGGCGCGATTTGGGCGGGGGTGGTAATCGCGCTACCGGCCCCCGGGGTGTTAAGGGATGGGCACCGGTCATCCGCCGGCTTTGCGATCCATCTGACGTTCATCGTTCGACGAACGTTCGCAATCCTGTTGTGTCCCAAGCGATGATCCAATCGATTGCTTCGTTCACATCATCAGCAATCAACGCATCACTAAGGTTTGAGCTTGTCTTACACACACGATCAAGGAGAGCACAAGAGTTGTAACCTTTGTTCGTGTCGAATGCAAACCACAAGTCGAACTCATCTTTAGGATCGTAAGGATTGTCTGTTGTCGTCAAGTATCGAGTAGTCATGTCTATCAACCTCGCACAGCTTCTCGAACGGACGACGTGGAGATGCCAAGCATCTCAGCGATCTCAGATGTAGTTGCACCGTTTCGAGCCATAGCACGAGCACGAGCAATCACACCAGTTGAAAGAACTGGCTTGTCTTTAGGCATGGATAGTTCATTCAATCTCGCTGGGTCCGCATACCTTGCGATGGACTCCATCATGGCGTTACTGACTGCACCATTCATGATGGCTTTCCATTCGTTGTCGGTGATGTCGAATTGGACCTCCTTACGGGAGGCTCCTGTCCTGGCACGCGCTGCCTTGAGAGCCTGCGACTCGAGTCGAGTCCTCTCCTCCTTTGTAATTGAAGGATTCTCGTCGACCTTTGCCTTCACCACACCCCCGGCAACCAATTGAGCCTGGCGTTCCCTGGGTGCATTAGTGAGGGCCGTACGGACCTTCTCCTTGAGAGAGGCCACTTCGTCCGAGTACTCCTTGGCAGCAAGGGGGTCTCTTTTTAGGGCGGGGGTATCAACAATCTCCCGCCTAGCCCTATTTGCCAGGGTCTTCATGTTGTTGGCGTAGCCTGCGTACAGTTCCTCCATGGGTGTGCCTGAAGAAAGCTTGCGGGCGTCATCAACCAATTCCATACGCGACACCTTCTGTGTACGCAGTACGGTTTCAACACGAGGTGCCTTGGTCTTGAACTCCTTCACCACGGTATATGTTTCACCAGTGTCCTCATATACCTTTCGTCCGGTGAGGGGGTCAATGGGACCACCCTTAGCGGCGGACCTAAGCTTGCGCTTTGGAATATCCACCTCGGATGCAGCACGGGAAATAAGCGTGGACACACCGCCACCGTCTTGATATTTCTTCTTGAGAGAATCAATACCGTTATCGGCGGCCGACGTTTTATAATCCAGCTTATGCTTGGCGGCATCAATAACCACCATGGAGTGGCGGACAGCTCGAGCGAGCTCGGCTTCCGTCGCACCCTTGATCGTCATATCCGTAATAAGATTTGAGATCTTACCCATCTCTCGCTGCTTGGTGATCTCCGACATGACCTTCATGCCAGGATATCCAGGATATGCGGCAGACGGATCAAAGCCTTCGAGACCCTTCAGCGGAGACGTGGAACGAATACGACTCTTGGGTGTGACCGGAATAACCAGCGCAGTGTCACCATCGAAGTCGGCGCCTGACAGTCGCTGTGCCACCTTCGGATGAATACCGATTGCGTCAGCTGCCATTTCACCAATGCTTCGGCGGGCCTGCTTGTGTCCGTTATTTACAGTCAGGATCGGGATCTCGAATGTACCACCATGAGGATATCGGACGAGTGCGACCTGCGTTCCGTTCTTGTAGTTCGGCGCATATACCTCAGTCGGCTTCAGGGTCTTGACAGGCAAAATAACCTGATATGCCTGGTTCGGTACGGACGCAGCACGGAGACGAGTCGCATCGGAATCACAGGAGTCTGCGAATTCCTGCAGTGCTCGTTTACGGAGGACGGGATTTGTCAGAGACATGATCGTCTCGAATTTATCCTTCTTCTCCGCGGTTGTAATATCGAGCTGCTGCTTCGCGAATGAGAGGTTCTGCTTCGAGAGGAACTGGGCTGACAGTGTCTTCGACCAGTCTCCCCAAGATCCTTCTTCATTCACGATATTTACGGGCGACAGCTTCTTCTTGCCGTCCTTGTCCAAATATTCCATCTGACGGCGGATGGTTGCGCCAAACGGATTATCCGGGTCGGTCTTCATGCGCTTCAGCACGGAGTCGCCATCAGATATCATTGGAACGGACTTCGACTTGTTGGTGTTGAATCGAATATCTTTTCCAGCAGGGAGATCGTCAGCGTAAATGGCCATACCCTTGAGGTAATGCGTGTCATCAACGGAGATGCGAACCTGAGCATAGTTCGACTTGCCAAGATTCAGATCCTTGAGGCCTCGTCGAATCTCGATAACACCATCCATGTCAGCACCCCCCTGTTCAGAATATCGAACCATGACTCGCTTAGAGTCGAGAGGTGCGGGCGGCTTCAGTGACAGCTTGTTGCCGGCAGGGTCAGTTCGAACACCGACGACGTGGATCTTATCCAGGTTCTGGACAACTTCTCGCTTTTCAGTGCCCGGGGCAACGAGAACGCGAGTGGTTGTATATTTATCGGTGCCGAGCTGTCGAATTTTTATGTCTTCGACCTTGTAGCCCTGCGCTTCGAGTGTGGAGGCGGCGAGCTTTAGAGAGGTCGCGGTGGTCCCGAGAGTCACCTCGGTGCCAGCACCAATATCAATATACTTGTGCTTGTCGACCTCCCGCTTCAGAATATCCGCGGTGCCTTCGATCTTGCTCGCAGTTCGTCCGGCGTCTTCCTTCAGGTAGTTGCGTACCGTGCTGGAGGAAATACCGAGACGATCAGCGATAGCGGCCTGGGACATGTTCTTCGCATCGAGCTTGCGTACCATTGCGATTTCGACCGCCTGGCGTTCTCGCTTAGCGATCGACTTGGTGGCACGGAGCTCAGTTGTGGTCATACCAAGACCTCGAGCGATCTCAGCTTCACTCATACCCTTGGACTCAAGTCCCTTCACGAGACCTTGGAAATCGAGAGAGCGCTGATAAGGATCCTTACCGGATCCCCAAGGATAACGGCCCGACTTACGCAGAATACCGTAGTGAGCCAGAGTATCGTCGGTTTCTTCAGGGGTTGGGGTATTTACGTTCAGCACTGGTCCTCCAGATCTAAAATATCCGAGAAATGTACGATTCGGCGCATGATGTCCCGAATATCATCTGTATCGGGAGTGTGGGATCTTACTTCACCATTTTGATAAATGCGAAGATGCATGTTGATCGTCGGGGAAATATTATACTCCAGGCAGAAAAGCGCGGCGTAGATCTCGAGCTGTTCGAACTTGGTCGGGCCTAGTCCGGTCTTGAGATCGTGAATGCGTAGCAGTTCATTGTCTGGATCAAATGAAATCGCATCGGCGGTTCCGAAGGCATGGGGGCTAAAATATAGAACCTGCTCCGGAGTCATCGAATATCGGATGGCGTCGTTAACGAACATACCGACAGTATCGGCAGTATCACCGAAGGGGAGCCCCAAACGAATATGCTCAGCAGCAATCTCATGGAGTTGAGTACCAATAGCAGCTGCTCGAGCATTACGATATGTCTTGAGGACTTTATCGTCATCATATCGGAGCCATGAGCTTTTACTGGCCCCGAGGAATGCGTGCTTACCTTCGAGGTTGCGGTGATCGACGAATCTCACTGGCGGACTCCAAAATAAATCTGAAGTTCGTCAAGGACTTCCTTCTCATTCTCCGGGTAAATGAAACGAGCGAAGCCCATCATCGTTAGGCGGTTGACATAATATGTCTGGTTCGGTTGAACGTGCGCCTTGTCAGATGCCTTGACTTCGAGCATGGCCCACATGTCTCCGTGAAGGATCAGAAGATCAGGAACTCCCTGTAGATAGTTAGGGTCATTCTTCAGGATGAGGCATCCGGGCAATAGCCGGGATAGCTTCCCCATCAGATCTCGCTGGTACTTGTTTTCCTTTGCGCTCATGTTTGCTCCTTTCGCAAAGGTAAAGAAATGGTATAACCCCAGTGGGTAAGGACAGTGGGTAAGGGCCTAATGGGCCCCGTTCTATCCATTATAGGAAAAGTTTTTGTATGGGTTCGTTACCCACTAGGATTTTACGCCGAAATTGTATGATCATCGCATGAAAATTGCAAGTGTCCCGTTTGGCCCGCTGTCCCGGGGCTCTTATTATATATATTTAATTTTAATTTAATTTAATTTAATAGAAAAATAAGTGGGCCAAATGGGACAGCAGCGACTTTTCGTTGCAATTTCAAGGAAAAGTCGACATCGACAAGTGGGCCAAAAGTGGGACAGTGGGACAAAAAAGTGGGACACTGTCCCAAAATGGGCCAAAAATGGCCCCGTAGTGGGTAATGAGACCCTATCCGTAGTGGGTAATGAGGCCCACCTGAAGACCCTTTTGTCCCGTTTTTGTCCCGGAAGTGGCCCACTTTGTCCCGTTTCTGTCCCACTCTGTCCCGGCAAAAAATGAGAATCCAAGTAGTATTTGCAGAGCGAGGGACCGTTTTTAGGCGATCCCCCGCCCTACAAATGTCATGCAGCGAGAGGCGGATTAGGGTCAAATTCAGTGAGTTCAACCCGAATATCGTAGCGAGTGTGGATATCGTATTGGCCGCTCTGTCCGATCAACCACGCAGCGTGAGCGTACAAATCCCTCAGGCTACTAAAGAGACACCTCGTCTCATGACGAAGTTCCTCTTTGTGATACCTTCGGAATACCAGTATGTACGGTACGGTTTCCATGTCAGCAACCCCTCTCGCAAGAGTTGATCAGCTTGCCAGTCTTGTCCTCGCGCCAGATCCTGATGATGGCATTATCCGCGATCTCACCATCACGAATAACCGTCACCGCCGACTTGAGAACGTCCTTTGCGTATTCATACGCGTCATCCATCGTTTCGAAACCTTCGCATGACTCGAAAGGGGCGTACCTACCCATTCCGTATTCAATCTGTACGGTAAACATTTGGAAACATCCTCTCAGAAGATCCGCAGAGTGTCGAGCTCGTCGAAGCACTCAACCTTGGTCATTCGGATGACGACATTCTTCTCAGGCATCATGCAGACCAACCCCTTGACATAGGTATCGGCCCTAGCACGATCTTCGAAAAATGCGTAGTAGTCGTAACGCTGCTTGGTCTCTGAGTCGACCGTCGTGACATGGACCATCCACTCAGTGTTGATGTCCTGTCCGAAAATATAGGTCTTGTTAGCCATTCTTCTTCCTTCGATTTGCCGGGTTGTTTGGGCAGTATACGGTGTGTGTCTTGGGGTAAATTCGTCCGCTGGGACTACGCCAGTACTCCTGACGATCGTTGGGATGCGTCTTGAACCAGTAGTGATCCTGGCACTCGCACTTGTCTGGCGGGGTAATCTCCGAAGTTAGGATTCCGTTTAGTGTCTCAGTGACCATCCTAGCCAGTACAGCATAGAAGAACTTCGAATCACTTTCAACGGCCTTGTCGATTACCCCTTGATTGTATAGATGGAAAGGCACGTGAATACGATCGTCGGCGAAACACTCGACTCGAACCTTGATACGCTCCCCCTCTTCGAAAATATCGACAGAGAAGTCCGAGAGCTCGTATCCGTTGTCAGTCTTCATCATAAGCCCCTTCTACGACTACATTACCAGTTTTGTCCATAATGACATCGATCTTCTTATCGCGGAGATAATCACCCACTTTCAATTTACGAATGTCATCCGTGTATTTCAACACATCTACAGTCGTGGGCCAGTGGAGATCATCAGCTAAACGAATTGCGTATGCATAAGCCTCCCGTAGATTCCGATGAACACTAAGAACCACACAAGGCGCGAAGCCCGTCTTGAAATCAATAACGGCCAGGACGCACCACTCAGTCGTTGCAGTCATTGCTGAGCTCCTTTTTCCAAGAATCGACCATAGCCTCAAGTGCCTGGCGTATCATCATTTCAGCGATCTGCTTGTCGTCCGCAATAAACTCATACTCGAACAAGTGGATCTTAACGTTAAGGTCTCCCTCGTTAACATCAGCATGAGCCTGTTGGGTTAGTCTCGCGTCATGAAGAGTCTTGTGAAATGACATAAAACGACGAATCGTCCCATCCTCCTGATACGACTCAACGAGAACACACCAGCTCTTACCTTCGGGGTTGTAAATCACGCAACCAGGCTTCATAGACGACATTTCATGCTCCTTTACAGGTTGTGCGCAAATATGCGCTCATTGAAGACGCCCTTCTCTTGGACAGCCTTCCTGATGGCAGAGTCTATTCCAGACTCAGAGAAGAAATAGAAGTAGTGGAGATCCGTGAATGGGGTGTTGATCCGGTCGATGCGACCTTCAGCCTGCTCCAGGATCTTCCACGAATAGTTGAGGGAGTAGAACACAATTGTGTCCGTCTCTACACAGTTCCACCCCTCGGCGCCCGCGGTATACTGTACCAAATATACCCATGAATCAGTAGACGGGATCGGCTCGTGATTGTGTCCGTTCCACTCAGCCACGTTGAATTCATCCCGCAACTCTAGCAGGATGTCTCGCTCGTAGTTGAAGTTGTAGAACACAATCAGTTTCTTACGCTTGCGCGCCACCAGACGAATATGATCCACGCGAGATCTATCCGAGTTGACGCACTTGCGTAAGCCGTAACAGACACCGGCAGCATTCCTATAAGGCTCCTCGGTCCATGGATCCACACGCTTCTTAGCGATGGACTCGTACATCTCCTCGTCATACTCCATGAGGATGTAGGACCGGTTACGCCTTGTGTGACGCTCCGCCGGCATCGGGACAAGTATCTTCCTACGACGAGCCTCGAGAAGCCCCGTATCGAGATACCGCTTCACCTTCGGGTATTTCGCGAACCTGTCCCAGACGATGTGGCGTTCTGCGAACTCGGTTCTGTTTTTGTAATACCCGTTTGCGATGAACAGTGGGACATAGTCGAGCCAGACATCCCCCGGCGTTGCACTGAGCATAATCCATTGATTATTCTCCACAATCTTGAGGAAGCTCTTAACCCAGGCTCCAGACCCGACTACACGCTGCTCATCAAATATGAACACATTAAGGCAGCAGTCATCGAATTTCGAGATGTTGTTCCAACTCTCGATCGTCACCTCTTCAAAGTCGGCACCGAGCGCAGCGAACTCACCCTCCCATTCGAGAGAGTCTCTCTTCCGCGCAGTGGTGATTACAATAATCTTGCTTTCGTCCGCTTGAGAAAGAGCCCAAGAGGCTCCTACTCGTGACTTGCCCGAGCCAACGCCACCGACAAGGACTTTGCCACTCTGTAGGAGCCCCAAGGCCTCTTCCTGATGCGAATATAACTTCGCAACCATTACTTCTAGAGAATCTCCTTCTTCAGCAAGCGGAGCACCACTTCCGCTGCATCCTTAGGAATGTGAGGATACATCTCGATCTTGACCGGGTAGTTAAACAACCCGTAGTGCACCTTAGCGATCCATTCCCACGCCAGAGGGTTAGTACCGTTAAGGATACACTTACCGCGATGTGTAGTGATCTCGACCCACTTGATCACCTTCACGTCTTCCTCATCCCCGGGCACCATCAGAATTTCCCCGAGGACAGGACGCTTACCTGATAGGATCTCCCTCTTGAAGTCGGGAGGCGTCTGCTCCCGTAGAGGAGTGGAGAACGAAGTCTTGACGTTACCGAATCCGCGAATGAAGTACTCGCTATCAAACATGTGTAGGATGCCTTTCGTCTAAATATAGTTCACGTGAGCGTTAGACTCACACCATCTCAGGAGACTTAAACCCACGCATAAGTGCATCCGAGATGAGCTTACGCTCTTCGGGATCATCGAAGTCGGGGTTAACCATGACTTCCTTGGTCACATAGTTAACCTGCTTGATGCGGGCAACCCAGGAGTCACCATTGGTGATCTGACCATCGTAATCCGTGGAGAGGATCTTGAGCTCGTAGTACACTGTGTCCGTATCCTCCTTGAGGGAGAACTCGGTAGTGGGGGTACGCCCCTCAAGCTTCTCAACAGAGAAACGAGGATCAAAGGTCTCACCGACGATGCGACCGTTGCGGAAGTTAATCCGGAAGGTGTAAGGCTGGTCGTCAGCAATCTTGTTGCCGACTGCCTTCTTCACGAGACCGACGATGTTGTCGTTGATCTTGCGCATGTTCTGTTCGTACTTCGTGAACTTGAAGACATCCTTCTCGGCGACAAGCTTCTTCTTGATCGTTTCGGGGATCTTAGTCATCAGAAAGTATCCATTCCTTGCTCGCGGTTGAGCGCTGCCTTAATGGATGCCAGGGCAGCCGGCGTGATCTTCGGGTTGAACTCAGCGTGCTCGGCCCAGTACTTACCCCTCTGATCCGAGGGAGTAGCGCCAGGCTCGTTCGCGTTACCCTCGACCTTGATACGCATGATGTAGTCATCACCCGCATCGATCGTGGTATGCTTAGACGCATCCACAGCTGAGGCGCCATTCTCGGCGAAGACAAGTTTCTTGACGTTCCACATCCAGACCTCAGCCGCGGGATTGTCGGTGTGGAGCACGGTCTTGTCAACCTGCTCGCCACCAATCTCACCATGGATCTCGATCGAGAAGCCGGTGTAGTCCCCGTTGATCGGGATGAATCCGTTCTTGATATTCACGATCGCCGTGAAGTTATCGTTGTCGAACTTAGAGTTCATCGGATCCGAGAGAACGGCCTCGAGGTAACCCGCGATACCGAGAGCATCCACGGAGGAAAGCTTCTCCTTAACCGGGTTAAGATCGTGCCAGGCCTGGTTATCCGGCACCACAGTTTCGAACCAGTTAGCCATGAACTAGTTCTCCTTCCTTCTGTAGGCGGTCCCAGATAGTGTCATCCAGGCGCCGCCTTGTTTTGTTGACATCCGCCCGGGATCCTAAATATAGGTTGTCCAGAGCGTTGTTCCGAACGTCGCCATCGGTATGGCAGACGAAGGAATCAGTGGGCCACCTCTTGTAGAAGGCAGCCCAAACAACCGAGGCGACAGTCTTTTCAGACGCCCTCCCGGAAGATTTGTAGAGTCTGACATATAGCGTCTGACCATTCCTCGTGAACGGCCGTAACGCTACGACAGAGTTGATCTTTCGAACATCCCCCAGACGATTAGCCTCATACTGTGGGAAGTTTGGTACCCGTGCCCAAATGTCTATTTCATCGAGCATTTCACCAACTCCTAACGACGGGGGCAGGCCACACACAACCCACCCCCGTCAGGAATGTTAGACGTCCAGATCTGCGTACTTAGCAGCGAACGTCGAGGTCTCATCATCGACCGTGATGTAGGCCTCCTTGAGGTATGCAGAGATACCCTTGTTACCGTTGAAGTCGTAGACGTGCGGGGAGATCACGACGTCAGCCGTCTTGATCGTAACGCCGTCCAGCGAACCAACGGTCTCTTCAGACAGCAGGACCTTGCGACCACCAGTGATCATCCAGATCGCCGGCGGACGGAAGTCGAATCGGACCTTGACTGTGATGTACGGCTTCTCGGGATCCGGATTGCGGTCCTTGTCCTTGCCGTACTTGATGTTCCAGCCGTCGTTGACGAGATCATCCACGAGATCCAGAGGGATCGCGACGGAGAACTCACGACGACCTTCCTTGTTGAAGCGCGAAGCAGCTCCGGAGAAGTTCAGGAAGAACAGCTTACCGTTCTCGATGCAGATATCAGATGCCATGTTTGGTTTCCTTTCTAAGCGACGAATTCGTCGAAGTTGATGAATTGTTCAATGGCTGCGCGCGCTTCGTCCGCGAGCGCTTCGGAGTAAGATGTATCAACATCCTGCTCCAGGTGTAGGTACTTGACTACTTCTGCTTCCTTCCAGAAATATCCCTTAGTACCCACAACGGCGTCTTTGATCTCGCCGTCCTTGTTCTCCCTAAGGAGTTCACCGCCACCCCTGTCCGGCTTGATCGGCACGAACGCACCGACCCTACCGACAAAGTGAGGCTCCCCGTCAGGGAAGCGCAGATACATGGCGGTCTGTACCTGCTTGGTCTGGACGTAGTCCTCGAATTCAATCGGCTCTCCGGAGAAGAGCTTCTTGAAGACGTAGGGCTCCTGGAACTGCTTGCCGGTAGCCGTCCACTCACCTTCGTGGGGGGATGCGTACTTGGCGATGTAGACGGCCTTGTTCACGAGCACCATCTTGGCGTAGGTGGCCTCGTGTTCGAAGGTGTACCCATATCGCTTCCCGAATTCCATCACCTTCTGAATATCATCAGGTGTGGCCCCCGGGATCTTGATAGAGTCCGTCTTGATGTGCGCAACTGTCAGACCGAGTTCCTCCTGCACATAGTGCTTGAGATCGATCATAAAGAGCGCCCCTCGCTTTGCAACGATGTTATCGATGTTGCGAGGATCATATGCAGGGTTGTCGAACTTGGCGCTCGTCAATCCGTACATAGAGTTGATAGGAAGCTTGAGTGCAGTTCCAAGCTTGTCCAGATCGTGCTGCTCGGCGATAGACAGGAGCCTACTGTCGAACAGCTTACCAAGAGCGTCCATGTCCTTATGCTTAATCGCGATGCGAGCTTGCTTAAGTTCACTATACTTCTTGGTGTAGGGTCCGAAGAGGTTAAGCTCCTCGATAGACGTCGGGTGCATCGAAGCGACATCTAGGAGCACAACATCTTCGTAGTAACCGGGTTCGGAGTATACGTAGCCTCCCTCCCCGGGGTCTTCTCCACGATAGGAAGATCCCTTGAATTTATCGAAGGTGTATCCTGGGAAGATCGTGGATAGGTCTGTGTAGACGAACTTGCTCTTGTCGGGCCTCCGGTCTTTGCCGAACACCAGGGCGCATGTGTGCTGATTGGTCGTGTCATTGACAGATAGGCCAGAAAGCTCAGCCAGAATCTGTCGGGCACCCCAGTCATCACTAAGGTGATTAAACACAGCTTCAGTCGCCTCGACATCGTTCGCGCAGTAGTCACCCGCGGTTTCCCAAAGCTCCTCAGGAACGGGCTTGTCCCAAGGAAGACCAAGCTCCTGGTGATGAATCCCAAGTTCAATCTCCCACTTCTTAAGAGACTGCTTCTTTGTCGAGAAGTCGTAAATATCCGTGTAGGACATGGAGTACGCTTCTCGGAAAGTAGCATTTGCTTTGTTCTCGATGATTCGCTGAGACTGCTCGAATAGTTCCTCATTAGAATATCCGAGCGACGCAGCGTACATGATGTGGTTGTCGTACTTACGGTTGTTGAACCCGATGAGTCGGAGCTCCATCAGCTTCTTCACGTCATCAGCAGACGGGTTGAAGAAACGTCGGACCGGCTCTCCCGGATACTTGTAGCAGACAATGAAGAGGTTAGGAAATACCTCGACGTCGAAGAACGCGATGGGCCCGTCTCCGTCTTCCTGTACTTCCATCTTGTCTTCAGACATGAAGTGCATCTCCTGCACGACCTTCAGACACCGCTCAGCCTGATTGGTAGACTTAGCGGCGAAGGACGTTACAGCGTTCTTAGCATCGGTCACATCGTACGTGATCCCAGACGAATATGCATTGTCCAGGACTTGCTTGATGAAGTCGACGCTAGGCGCCGTAGCGGAGTGCACTTCCTTACGGAGCGCCTTCGCAATGAGAGCACGAAGGTGGTTCTCATCCTTAACGTGCTGCTGGTTAATCATTCGCTTTGCTTTCTCGGGCAGTTTCTGCACATAGTCTGCGATCGCCAGATCGTTCGCAAGTGAAAGTCGTCTGCGCAGGGCAGACTTCCCTCGGAATCGCTTGATCTCGATTCCCGGCGAATACTCGGCAACGGTATCACCAGTACCAGTGTATCGGTAGACGAGGTGTAGTCCTCCACCACTCTTCGAGACTTCCGCAAACGTCGGAGGCCAAGTACTAGCAGCACGCAGATTGCGGCGTAGGTCTTTTTCACCATTCTCTCCTTTCAGATCGAAGTCGATGACAACATACTCTTCAGGAAGCCTGACGTAATGCTGCTTCGACACATCGATGTCTTTGAGTGTAGTTGTGATTGAGTCCCAAGGTTCTTTGGGGGTTCCTTGAGCGGATGTGTATTGTGCCGGCTGGTTTTCGAAAATATCATCGAAAGCAGTGTGATCCATAGACTTCAGATCAAGCCATGTATCATCCTCAACCGGATTGGCGACAAGAGCCCCCGATTCAAAGAGCTCCGTCCTGAACCCAGAATATACATTCCTTTGGCGAGTGCCATTGACTCTGCAGCGTTCGTGGAACTCGTTAAAGTAATGCTTCACTTCGGTCCGGAACTTATGTTTAGGCATGACCCAATTAAGGCCGGAAGCCTCAGCGTAATTCCTATACTCCATGTAGGCAGATGCAAGGGTGACAAACTCTCGAGTAGAGTAGTCGTCATACATCTCGAACATGAAGTTGTAGACAGGGTTCGTTTCGCCCATCATGACTGACGTCCTGTAATCCTTATAGTAGTCAGGGCCCAGACTACGATAGACTGAAATACAGTGCTGAGCGATAGCCCCGAGCTCTCCAGAGACCCCCGACATGATCTTACGATACTCCCCAATAGGAATGCGCCTATTAGACGGGTAAATATCAATCAGTCGTCGAGGGATACCGGAGTTTGAATCGGTGATCTTGACGGGGTTATTCGATGCCATAAGCAGCATGGTAGAGATCCGCACTGGACGAGGTTTCTTGAACTTCTCGTTAACCAGCTGGATTTCGTGAGAAATGATGGAGTTAAGACGAGTGTTGGTCTCGATCTTACTCAGGTCTCCATCGTGCTCTACGGCAACCAGAGGATCATCAGCAAACGCAGACAACGCAAAAGCATTGCTACGCTGAGCCAGCGCTTCGGAGTCAAACGCCGTAGCGTAATCTCCGAAGAGAGACTGCATAATGTTGAGGATCGTTGACTTACCTGAACCAGGCTCGCCGTAGAAGACAAGGAACTTGTCAATCTTACGGCAATCACCGGTGAGGATAGCTCCAATACCCCATTCAATCTTCTCTCGCTCCTCAGGGTCGTAGAGCGTGTCTACGAGCTTGTTCCAATTCACAGGCTCGCTATCAGACAGAGAGTATGGCAGTCTAAACGATGCGTAATCCTCTTGTCTGATTGGTGTGTCTGCAAATATAGGCTTGCGATCGAGAGGGTGATCAGTATCGACCATGTTCTTAGTCCATAGACGATACCTCTTCCATACACCATCCCCGTCTCGTCGACAGAGTCTAGGAAGTAAGTTGATGTGACGCTTGGCTGCGTCTTCGACATAAGTAAGGACATCCGAGTCGATCAAGTCAATGATCTTGTGCTCTCTCTTAGTCCACAACTCGCTGTCTGGATCCCACACAGCAACGAACTCGCCCCTGTTAATCATGATATCTCGAGAATATCCATTGATGAAGTCGGGGGCTGCAGCTAACTGTCCAGCTTGTCCACGCACTGGAGAAGTCTCGATGCTATAGAAATCCATACTCACCTCCTTTCTAGTGATATGGATCGTAGTGGTTTGCCCAAATAATCATCTGGTCTCGTAGGGGTGTCTCTAGCATTTCGGCGCCCGGTACCCTGAATAGACCACCAGAACCATTCTGCTGGTACGTCCTATACATCACGGTCTCCGCGCTATCGAGAGCCCGAGCATACAACTCGGGACCGTAGAACATGGAGTCGACCGCATCGGACACCCCCAAGTTCATCAGGATGGACCGAGTGAAGTCCGCTCGATCCTGGTACACCATAGCCGTTAAGGTATCCGTCAGGGAGACAAACACCTCAAGGAAAGACACCGGGCCCTGCCTCGGAGTGTCGCGATCGAATTCGTAGGCGTATTCATCCCGCATACGGAGGGCTTGTTCAGCCTTGTCTCCATCCTCAGGAATATACCACACGAACTCGATCTCGTCCCACACCGAAGCAAGGCCGCGATAGTCGCTAAGACACCCTCGCTGGATCAGCCAGGGTAGGTACATCATGGTCAGATCTTATCCCAGATCACACCGTCGACGTTGAAGTCGATGACGACGTTGGAGTGGATCGACTTGCGCTCGTAATCGGGGACTCGGTAGATCGAGCCCTCAATATCACCGAACGACACGTAGCCGTCTCCATCACCGTTCTTGAGCCATCCGACGAGGGCCCCCTCCTTCATACGGGAGAGGCCGAGCTGGTCGAAGACCTCGTTGAGGAAGAGATGCCCCTTCTTCTCCAGACGTCGGTTCGCCCACGCCTGAATTTCAGTGAGGTTCATCGTGGTGTAGTCTTCGTTGGGATCCCACGCTGTCGACGACGTCTCAGAAATAACCCGAGCGTACGGAGAGCACTCTCGGACCATCGAGAGGACTGCATCCAGAACGTCGCCAGCATCGTTAGGATTATCGCTTGCAAGAATCTCCTCGGCAGTCTTCCCGTAATTAGGAAGCTTCGGAGCCACGATCTTGTCGACGGTCTCCTTACCAAGCGTGTCCACCATCTTCGCCTTGTAGTTGTCGAACGCATTCTGCACCGTGAAATATGCGGCGCTCAGAGCGGCCAGACGCTTACGGGAGATGCTGTTGGAGAAGTAGATGAGCGCGATCGTGGTACCGCCGATAATCACCGTGGGGGCGATGTGACGAGCAGCATCGAGAGCGAACGCAATACGGTTCTTGCGCTCAATCGCGGGGACCTGCTCGTCGGGAATCTCATCAGCCCGATCCTGGCAAGCCTTAACGCGCTCGTAGTTGCGGTACTCGACATCCTCGAAGGTACGTCCAGCTCGCCACGCCAGAGCAGAGGTCGCGACAACGCCAATGGAGGCACCGACGCTGAGGATTGTGGGGGCGTGCTTAGAAACACGGCCGATTGCAGTGTAGAAAATGGTGCTGATAGTCATCAGCAGCTCCTTTCAGAAAATATAAGTCACTTGATGGGTTCCGGGGAATCCGAAACGATGATCCAGCCATCACGGGAGGATCGGAGTTCAAACGCGTCGAGGGTAGTCCATCCCCAACGCTCGTCGGTGTACTTGGGTTGAATACCGACAGAAGAATATAGAGCAGCGACGGAAATCTGGCCATAACGCTCGATGGTCTCAGCCAGATACTCAATCACTTCAGTCGCGTCAGACTTCGTGTCGAAGACGAGATCGTCGACTCGAACACTGCTCTGACGCACAGCACCACGAGACTCCAAATATCGAACGTTATTGGGAGTGCCTCGAGTGTAGGTCGTACGGGACGATGACCCATACGACGTGTAGGTGCCGCTACGCCCACGATTGACGTCGACAGCACCGTAGAGAAGCTGCTGGATACCCTGTGTCACCATGTCAGTGATAGCGTTCTTAGCAGCGGGAATCGCGACATCGATCACGAGGTGATTAGCGATGTCAGGGAGATCATTGACGAAGAAAGTCTTGAGAGCCTCCTTGATAGGGCTCGACTTACTCACCTTCGCCTTGGCGATAACCTTCGTTTCCTTCTTGGCCGGGGTGGCCCCCTCCCTGGACTTATCAGAGTTTCCAGGGAAGGAGCCGGACGAAGGTTCGATGGGAACCACGTCAGCCATTGTTAGCCTCAACAATCGCTCGGAGCTCACCCGGAGTCTTGCCGGGGTTCTCGTCGATAAGCTTCTGAGCCTTCTCCATGATGTCCTTCGGGAAGAGACCACTCATGAACTTGTAGGCGAATTTCTCATCGTTGATGAGCAGGTCCAGAAGAGCATCGAATGCCGGAGAGATCATGAAAGACCTAGTCTCCGCCTCATCCTTGATGAATCGACGACCGTCGGCGCTTCGCGTACCGTATGAGCAAGCGATAAATTCCTTCATGAGCTCGTAGGCATCAGTCGCCGTGCCGTTGCCGGAGGTGACTCGAGCGAGCTTCAGAGACAGCGGGTAGCGCTTGAGCTCCATGTCAGTGAGTTCACTCTTGGAGAGGTGGAAGTAGAGCTCCTCGTCGACGATTTCGCCGTCGAAGTTTTCGTAGGTGACCTTGATAGTCTGCATGTTACTTGGTGTCCTTTCGGGAGATGGAGTAGATACCGACGCCAAGAAGCGCCAGCAGGAGTGCCAGAGCACCGGTGATAGCAGCCGATGCACCAGTCTTAGCAAGCTTAGGCTGCTCGCTAGTCTTGGGGGTAGCCGGAGTAACGTTCTGCTTCGAAGCCGGAGTAGTCGCACTGTGCTTAGGAGCGGGGGTAGTCACGCTAGGCTTGGGGGTAGGAGTAGATGTAGAAGGAATGGGGGTGGGCTTCTCCGAAGGCTTCGGAGCCGGGGTGGTCTCGGAAGGCTTAGGAGCAGGAGTGGTCTCAGAGGGCTTAGGATCGGGCGTAGAAGGCGTGGCGGGGGTAGGCTCAGGCTTTGTAGAGCCATCACCGTTAGTGCCGCCACTAGACTTAACCGTAGTGGTGGCTTCCAGCTTCATGCCGTTAACCTCGGCGTGGTTGGTAACACTGGTCTGGCCTTCAGGGACCACCGTCGCATCGGGCGGGAAGGTGATGCAGACCTTAGAGCCCTCGGGGGCCACAAACTTGATCGTGTTCTCGTCTACCTGGGTGGCGGTGATGATTTCGGTCGTGCTCGGGTCCCACGTATTGGACTTGGCGCACTTTACCGACGATCCGAGGCGTGCGTCGAAGTCCTTAACGGTGTATTCAGTACCACCGTTAACGATCCATTTAATACCCCAACCAACAGTACCATCACTGTTGGTCCACCCGAACTTAAGGTTTTCCGGGCGGGCGTATTCATAATGGACGGGGCCATCACAATCGTTTGTGCAGACCCCGGTTCCTTCAGCGTCACCCCAGATGACCTTCTTGTCTGCCTTACCATTCAGGACGATCGTACCTTCGGTCGTACCGATGGCAGCGTCCTTAAGACGTGCACGAGCCCACCAGTTACCATTCACGTCAGTCTTATCGGCGTAGGCGGGAGGGACCGTGGTGACCTCACACGTGATGGTCATCTCGGTGGCGTTACATTCTCCGATCTTTGTCCCGTCATCGAGGTCAAACGGGAATGACGTATTCCATGCAAACGGGGGTTCTCCGTTTACGGGCTCCGTAGAAACCGTGAAGAACTGGCCAACTGCCAGTTTCTCGACGGACCAGGTGCCGGCAACAGTGACCTCAGAGCTCGTCTGACGAGATGCACTGGTCACCTTGGTGATCTCTGCATGGATTCGCTGAGAATCCTCAGCAATTGCCGGATGGATCATACCTCCGACGATAACGGCTCCGAGGCCGAGGGATGCGAGAACTCGCTTCATGGTGGTGTCCTTTCAGGGGTTGCGAAAGCCTATAACCCGTGTTTTGGGTTATAGGTGAGAATATGGTAGGTCAGCTGTTCAGACCAGGCGAGAGCTTTCCGTTGTTGTTGAATCCTTCGCCGAAATGGTCAAGCATTTCGTAGATCGACGGGCCTTCGGCAATGCTTGCATTGAATTCTTTGAGCTGATTTATGATTTGATCAACTTCAATGCGTGCACGGCGTTCGGCTTCGACGTTTTCACGATGCTGCTTAACCAACTGGTATGCGATGGATCCAGCGGAGACAACAAGGAGAGAAAGTCCGGTGACACGGTTGAACATAATGAGTCCTTTCAGGAGGGGGTTGGTTCTCATTATATCCTGCGTATTTTTTGAAGCCCTATACACCATGTAAGGTGTATAGAGGGAGAATGTCTCAATTCTTGGATTTCTTGAGTTGCTTCTTCCGAAGACGGTTGGGATCTAAGGCAGAGCACATGCCGAAGAAACCAAGCATGAATCCGAATGCGAACATAGTGGGTCCTTTCTTGAGGGTTAGTTCTCATTATAGGACGCGTTATTTTTGCTCGGCCAGGATTCGGGTGGGTCAGTGTACTCTATTGGCTCGTCCGTGAATGTGACCGTGTTGTTCTTGGTCACGGCTCTTCAACCGATCTTGAACCAATTCGGCTTCGGAGCGGGACTGATCGCAACCTTAATCGCGGGAGAGCCGCTATCTGTGATAACGGGCATGAACTGAGGAGTGATGCTCTGTCCTCCTTCCCATCCGAGCTCGTCGCCAACATCGACAGGGCTCAGATTGATCTGGGAGTAGAAATCGTTCAGAGGGCAGGCGCCGTAGTTCAGAAGGTCTTCCGAGATGTTATTGCAGTACTTTCGAAGAAGCTCAGGGGTCGATCGAAAGCGTCGACCGGTGATAGCGTCCACGCAGAGCACCTGCTCGTCACCGAAAATGACCATAGTGCTGTCTGGGAGCTTCTTGGTGGCCACTTCCTTATCCTTTTCGGTAGCCCCCTCCTTGAGGACCTTCACCTGCTCGGCCATACGGCTCCTGAGCTCGGAGAGATCAAGCTGGGAGACCGAATATGCGGCCGCTAGGGCCTGGTACTTCTTGTCGGTAGCTCCGTGGAGGGCTCCAAACGCGAAGATAGTAACGCCCAGGGAGATGGCTGCCGGGACATAGCACTTCCAATTGCGCTTAGCGAAGTCGAGAAGGTTGTCAGAGGGAGCAAGTTCGTCGGCCTTGACAGCCTTAACGTGGCACTTGCCAGAAGTGATGGAGGTGGCGATTGCAGAGGCAACACCGAGTCCGGTGATGAAGATTTGGGGGTTCGCCTTGCACCAGTTGAGGACGCTTTTGGCGATGTACTTGAGATTCATGGTTAGATGCTTCCTTTCAGTTGTGTGTCACTTGTTCTGGTTATTGCGGTTGCGATATTCCTCGATGTACTTCTCAAACTTCGGACCGAAGGCCTTGAGAAGGAGGAAGCCGATAAAGCCAGTAGCGGCGATCTTGCCAGTACCTCCGCCGAGGATCTTGGAGATCGCGTTGATGATCACCATGAAGGTGACGAAGGCGAGGATGATGATGAGCATGATGATGGTGCCGAAGGTTTCCATTGTAGTTTGCCTTTCAGAGAGAATTGATTGCGAAGAGGAGGTCGCGGTCGATGATAGATTCCGCTCGAATCGGGATGAATCGAGCATCTGCTCCGACATTGATGGACAGGACCGAGAGATAATCGATAGTGCTGAGACTCTTATCGACAATGACAAAATTCTTAGCGAATGCAGTCCTATCCGCCGAGCTAGCCACGCGGTATGGAACTACGGCGTACGAGACACCCGGTTCATCAGCGTAATCACGATTGATGACGATCTGCTCCCCATTAGAGTTCCTGAAGCTGACGTCATCGTGATTGAACGTATGTCCACTATACATATGAACCGGGTAACCCTTAATGTACTTCTCGATGAAGATGCCCATTGCGAGCATCTCCAACTTATTCGTCGGGAAAGGGTGACTGCAGTAGGGAGAGATCGACACAATACCGCCCGGAGGGATGGAGACGTCGACCTCGTCGATGTTGTAGACCTTACGCTTGATCATTAATCTCTCCGATCAACTCCGCTACTTTCAGTTTGAGCGCCACGTTTTCGATCCGAAGGAATTCGAGCTCGGTGTACATACTCTTAAGGTAATACTCCGCCAAGACCAAGAGTATAGCCGCACCTACGAGAAGGACGATGAGGAAATAAGTCATGATATTGCTCCTTTTCATGAAAAGCCTATACACCATGTAAGGTGTATAGGTGAGAGTGATCTCAGAGGAAGATGTCACTCTTCCGAGTCGGAGTCCGTGTTGGACCCGCCCTTGAACGACAGGACAGTGAGTCCGCCGAGAAAGAGTGCGACCGAGCCAAGGGCAGCAGCCTTAGCGACGGGGATACTCTTCTCAGCGAAATCGCTGATACGGTTCAGGAGAGGGGCCTTCTCGGGGGTCTCTTCGATTTCGGTAGACTTGGACATGAGGGTTCCTTTCTTGAGGGGTTAGTTCTCATTATAGGAGGAGTATTTTTTGCGGCAGTAATCCAGAAAGCCTATAACCCGTGTTTGGGTTATAGGTTTGAGATCAACGGTTGAACGTCTTGTCCAACGCGACCTTCACGATGGTGTAGGCACCGATCGCCGGGAGTAGGAACATGATGATGAGAGCGTAAACGGGGATCAGCTTCCACTCGAAGACGTCGGTCCAAATCTCGTAGATTTTCTGATCGAGGTCAAACGCGTGGAGGATAGCACCGAACGCGCACCAAAATGGAACGACGGCGATGGCACCAACAAGGAACGTGACGATGGTAGACATAATGGGTCCTTTCATAGGGTTGGTTCTCATTATAGTCTACGTAAAAAATGTGAAAGCCTATACACCATGTAAGGTGTATAGGTGAGAGGTCAGTCTTCCTTTGTGGGAGGTTCGAGCTGAATGCGAAGATCCTCGAAGATGAGCTGGTTAGCAAACTTGCGCGTCATCTCGTCCTTGGAGGTGAAGGAGAGCTTGAAGAGTTTCTTGTAGTACTTCTTCTGCCACTCCATTCCGTAGGCGGCGGAGAGCGCAAAGATGCTGAATGCGCCAGCAACAGCGTAAGAGAGAGGGATCTTGACAGACATGGTAGTGTCCTTTCAGGAGGGGTTGGTTCTCATTATAGGGCAGGTTATTTTTGCGAGTAAAAAGCCTATAACCCGTGTTTGGGTTATAGGTGAGAGATGTTAGGTAAGAGGCCCGCTGGTGATCTCAGTGATAGCCTTCAAGCTGTCACCGTCCATCCCGCTGTCGACACAGATATCCAATACCTGGTTGATACGCTTGCGGTAAGCAATCGCAGTCTCCAATTTAATCAGTCGAATATCGACGTCACGAGACTTTCGAATACCTTCCGCGAGGCCAGCCAGATACAGACACCTGTAGAGCAGCGCAATGGATGCGGTTGACGTTGCGATGAGGGCAAGGTTACGGGTTGAGATAGACATGAGGGTTCCTTTCTTGTAGAGAGTAATCTTCTCATTATAGGACAAGTGTTTTTTTAAAGCCTATACACCATGTAAGGTGTATAGGTGAGAGATGTCTAAAGGTGGAGAGATGTCCTTTAGACCCTATTAGATCAGGGTTGCTTTTCAGCTGAACATACGTGCGTAGTAGAACACGGTGGAGACAGCGAAGAAAGCGATACCGACGATGGCGATGAGGGTCTGGGTGAACATGGTAGTTCCTTTCTTGTAGAGAGTAATCTTCTCATTATAGGAACTGTAAAAAGTGCGCAAAAGCCTATAACCCGTGTTTGGGTTATAGGTGAGAGCTGTGAATCTGAGGATGAAGTCACTTCTCGGTGACATCACTCACCATCCACAAGAAGCTCAGCGTACGCAGAGCGAAGGTTGGGGTCAGAGAGCACGATCGCGCGCAGGTCGTTGTACTTCTCCTTGATCGAACGAAGTTCGTTGAGTTCTTCAGCAGCCTTCTTTTCTTTGGGAAGGTTGATGAGACCACGAACGAAATCGCAGATACCGGAAATGACAAAGATCGCGAGCAGCAGTGCGCCGACCACAGCAACAACCGCGAGCATACGGAGGTTCTCGGGGGAGATGTAGTAGACGTCAAGCAGACGAGAGTAGGTGAACATTTTTGGTCCTTTCATAGAGGTTGGTAGTTCTCATTATAGGACGTGCAGATTTTGTGCATAAAGCCTATAACCCGTGTTTGGGTTATAGGTGAGAGCTGTGTGTTGAATCAGTCTTCAGACATGCTGAGTCGGTACACAGCATTGCTGAGATACGCCTGAGTGTAATCGGATTCGCGCACGACCATTTCATGAGCGACCACGATATGAGTGCGAAGCGCATTGTTGCGAGCCATGAGCTCGTGAATGGCTTCGTCCTGCATCTTGCAGTGGGCATTCATGAAATAGAGGATGATCGAAACGATCGCGAGGGCGATGATAGCAACGCTGAGAGCGATGTAAACAAACATGATGAGTCCTTTCATAGAGGTTGTTAGTTCTCATTATGCTCGTTGTAGATTTTGCGAGAAAAACCTATAACCCCAGTTTTTCTGGAGTTATAGGTTTGAGAGTAAGATCAGTCGTAGAGAGCGTGCCAGATCTTACGCATGAGGTTGTCGAGACTTTCGGTCGGAGTCTTGCCCGAATCCATATCATCGAAGACGCCCCAGGTAGACTTCTGAATCTTTTCGATCTGAGTCTTGTACTGGTAGGCCTTCGAAATGGCGACAAGAGCGACGACGCCGAATACGACGGTCAGCGTAGGGAACATGGTTTTCCTTTCATAGAGATTGATAGTTCTCATTATAAGAACTGTAAAAAATGCTCAAAAGCCTATACACCGTGTAAGGTGTATAGGTTTTGAGAGTTCTAGCGACGGAACTTCAGCATTCCGAATGCCTTCGAGGCGAGGACGTGAGTCTGCTCGTAATTGAGCACGGCGAGGAGACCCAGCAAATAAACAGCCCCGTTGGCGATAGTCTCCGAAGAGGGGATCAGCTTCTGCTTAAGATCTGAATCTTTAGCGAGCCGATGCAGCCTTTCGAGGTTACCGACAGCGGTAGTGTATTCATTTGTGGAGGGGTCTTCCCCGCCGAGCCAATTAAGAACTTCGTTCTCGAGGTCCTCGTGTTCGTAGAGGCGTTCGACGTTGGGCATGAGATGCTCCTTTCTAGTGAATATATCTCACTATAGCCCGTGTTTTAATTGGTTGAAGTCCCGGAAGGCTTCGTAACCCTCATTGTGATAGTGTCGCCATCATTAAACTTGGAAGGCTCTGCCGGGAAATCAGCATAGACTTCATCGTGCTTGGTGACGACGAGGTCTCCGTCGACGGGTGGAGTGTAGTTGTTGGAACTGACCTTGAGACCCGCTCCAATAAGAACACCCAGCGCCGTGATGGTAGCGGTGACCTCATTGGTGTAGGGAATTCCCCACACCATACCAACAGTGTTGACGAACGTCGCCAGTGCGGGGATCCACAGCAGAGCAACGTTCTTGAGCGCATCGTAGTGATGGTTCTTCATAATTCTTTCCTTCCGTCGCTACCTTTAGGTAGCATTGGGAGATCTTCGACCTCTTCGAAGATCCTTCTTCCCAATCCATTACCGCCCATTTCGACATACGGCTTATACAAGTAGTTGTAAAAGTCGTCGTACTCATCGATTAGGATATAGCCCCTCTCGATGTAGTACCGACCGAGCGTGATGATTTGCGAGCGAGCCACGCCGATGAGAAGATCATCTACGGCATGATGCTTGGTGGATCTGGCTTGAAGCCAAGCCCATAAGCCCGAGCCACCAAGAAGCGCTGAACCCAAAGGCAGGAGGACTTCGATAAGTCTTCCTACATCCATTCTCCCGTGACGTCCCTCCCATCTTTGTAGAAGTGATCTGGTTGAACCTTGACCGAATAGTTGGTGATCTGACCGCCACTTATAGTTCTACTAATAACATATCCTGTAACAAACATACCGAGAGCTGAGAATGACACAGGCCTCCCGATAGTCAAATTACCAAAGTCCTCGCCATTTAGTTTATCAACCTCAACGGTCGATGTCTTTAGTTCTCCAGGCCTAATACCAATAGTAAGAGGTCCCCACTGTTTCTTAGAATCACCTTGAATGGCGGTCTCGTAACGGTAAGCACCTTTGTACTCCCCGCTATCGAACATGTACGCGTGATTCTGCCTCCATGTTCGAATGTTGCCTCTAGACGAAACTTTATAATTCCCAGAATCTAAAGTATCGATAATTGTCCAGTGCGTTGGATTTTCGGGGAGTCTTCTCGTGAACGAAGCTTTCACATAATCCATACCATCGATAGATACGAATGAAGTATTCCGATCTAGATCTAAAAGGGCTAGATCTACCTCAGTGACTCCGTAATTCGATGCATAAGGCACGATGGTCGAAACTAGTGCTAGGTTTCGGCTAGCAATCATATCGCATACCAGATCATAAACTGATGTAGCCGGATCCACGTCTACATCATTAAGATCCGTATAAGGAAGTGAGCTAGCCCAATTGAAACCCATTCTCTGATTTGGAACGGCATTCATCCATCTGAAGAAATTATAGTATGTTTGACCATCAGATCTGGGTTTAAACTTGTCTCTTTTACTATACGACTGCCAATTTCTACGCTTTAGAAACTCCCAGGCCGATATGCAGTTAACCTCTACGACACCGTTGAAGTCCGTTGTTACGGATTCGACTATGAACGCCAAATTTGCTGCTGAAAAAACGGCCACTAGGCTACCTGGAACAGGGGCGTTAGGATCGGTAGACCTAAATTTTAGAGACGAGGTCTTTAGATCTTGATTGATTAGAAGGTCAAAGACCGTGTAGGTGTCAAACTGTGAAGTCCTTGGTTTATGGACTTGTACCGTAGTTGGCATTGGTTACAGACCTCGTTTCATATGTACAAATCTAACCCAGGAACTTGCTTTTCCTATCGGCATCCCCATCTGATACCCCTTATCACCGTAGTTAGCTATAACTTCTCTGACTACATTGGCGCTAAACATAGGGTATGCGTCTTCAATGTATGCATATGAGGTTATGCTGTTCGCACCCCCTACAAAACTGAATGATTTACGTCCTTGGGCAGATGTAGTAATCCATGCTTCACATGCTTTGGTCGCGTCTTCGGTGCGGACGTACATTTTGTAAGGGAAGTTATTGACACTTACAGTTTCAGAATTGCCTTTGTAGCCCGGAGGTAGTGCTAATGCTAGCCCCTCGATATCTCCCTGCACATTCAACTCTGTTAGTCGATTAAAGATGGTATTAAACTGAGAATAAGAGTCGGCTTTAGGTGTATTTTTCAGTTTATAGTAAAAATCAAGAACCGAGCCTCTTAGGAAAGGCTTGGTTGTTGAAATGGTGAATTCGATTGTGGCTGGATTTGCAGAATAGTTATACTTGATCTCCCTAACGATACATGCTTGAGACCAGCTAGAAGTGGGGGTTTCTGAAAGTGTCGCGGTCGATACGTCGTTTTGGGTCGTGTATTTAATACTTAGACCGGGAATGTCTGTATCGGTTATAGTTACCTCAGATTTCCTAGCAACTCCGGCAAGGAAATTAAGAATCGATTCGGGGGTACGCTCGGTGATAGTAACTACGGGTGTAAGACGAACGTTGATGTCGATAGTTGAAGATTCGACGCTCGTAAGATTACCATCCGTAAAACTAAAGCTAGTTTTATCACCGAACGTACCCTCGATGATTTGGGCCACCCATCCCTGTTGAATGACGTTTAGGTCGAAATCTAGCCTTTTAAGGTTGACGAGAGACCAAAGTGAGATTCTTGAGATGGGCATGACGATCAAATCCTTTTCATTCGTTCGATCTGGCGTTCGGTCTGACGATAGATCTCGTTCAAATCGAGCGCCTTTGGCGATGTATTGTACTGGTTGAAGACCGTTGGGGTCTGGTTGTTCTTCAGTTCCTCGCGAAGTGCTCGGATCTCTTGCTGCATTTGGCTGCCATTTTGAACCGATGAACCAATAACGGACGCGTGAACGCCGCTTAGTTCTAGGTCGCGTAGGCTTTGGATCTCGGACGTATCGACTGTGGGCTTAATCACAGGCGCGTAATCCATGTTGACGTCCATGGTGTCGAGAATCTTCTCAGAGATATCCTTCAGATCGCGGTAAACCATGTCCTCATTGTCTCCGAGGCCCTTTGACATGCCAAGCATCATGAACTTCGCGACTTCGGCGAACTTCCTTGATGGTGAGTGAATGCCGAGGAAGCTCTTGACGGTATCGAGACAGCTACTCGCAAGGTTACGCATCAGGTTGATGACTGCATTCTTAGCGTTATTAATGCCGTTCACGATACCGTCAATTATGTTTCTACCGATTGACATAGCGTGAGATCCGATGTCGCCAGCAACATTGTTAATGTCGCCGAAGATGAAATTCTTGATACTATTGACTAGCTTACTAACAGCTGCTTTTAGCTCGGGACCACGCTGATCAATTGCGTTCGAGAATGCATTGATAAACGTAATAAGAGCGTTGAACGCCGCGTCGATAATTCCAGCCGCCATACTAGCCATACCGGTCAACCATGCGTTAATGAGATTAACTCCGGCTTCGACCATCTGTGGGATGTTCTCGGCAAGTGTATTGATGATGCTGATAACCAAATTCAGAACGAATTGGAGTACCAGCGGAGTCAATTGCTGGAGGAAATCAAGAATCGAGGTTAGCCAGGAGAGCAGGTGAGCTGCGAATGTAGGCAGGTATCCATCGATAGCGGCGAGCACCATATCGAGAATCTCAAACAGCCTCGTGAGGATCGTAGGTAGGTTATCTACGAGCTGATCCAATAGGCTTACCACGAGCCCGAGAGCGGCCCCGATCAAACCTGGTCCCTGTTCGGTGATGATACGGATCAGTTCGATAGCGAGCTGCCTAACGCCATCACCCAAGACCTTGATAAGTTCGACAAGAGCCGGACCGAGGGCCTTAATCATGGCCTTCAGAGCCTTACCAAGAGCTGGGGCTGCGTTTCGAACAGCATTTGCTACGCCCACCAGCGCCGCCTCAATCGCCGGGGATGCCGCCGCAATGATGGCCGCACCCGCTGCGATACCAGAAGCAATTGCTACCATACCAGTACCGATAGCTGGTCCCGCCATACTGATCACGCTGATAAATGCCGTAAAGGCCATCACCAGAATGGTAATGCCAGCTAGAACTCCGACTACGGTCGCTCCGATAGCAGCGATAGCAAGCGCAAGAGCAAGAAGCCCTGGAGTCACAAACTGTGCGATTGCAGCTGCACCTAGCAGAATCAGAAGGCCACCGGCAAGGCCGATCAGTGCAGTACCGATCTGCTCCATACTCATGCCTCCGATAATGGAAAGCGCACCAGCTAGGAGTAGAACTGCGCCAGCGAGCAACGCAACTGCACCAACACCTTCTAGAGAAGCTTCCGCGGAGTTTGCGGCATAGACGAGGCCTGCAATTACAAGACCCAGTCTAAATACAGCGCTAAGGTAATCGCCCCACGACATGCTGGCAATCTCTTCCAGTGCCTTAGCTGCGATAAGCATGGCACCGGCCATGATAACCAAACTAAATACTCCGGTTAGAGATTTCACCTCGATGTTATTCACGGTTAGAACCATCATGACCATTACGGTCGCCATTCCGAGGATACCTTGAATCAAGGTACCCGTTGGAATCGTGCCGAGTAGTGCCACAACACCAGCCAGAACGGCGATAGCCCCCGCGAGCTGGTTCAGTACCACTGCAGTGCCGACCATCTGCCCCAAGGAGTCCTTGCTGTCATCAATGTACTTGACGAAGGCAGCAATACCGGCCATTAGCAGGCCGACTGCGATCAAGCCTTGGGTGATTACTCCCGTGGGAAGTAAGCCAAGAAGCGCAACCGGCGCGACCAATAGGTTAATTGCGACTGCCATCCCTAGTAGCGCTGCTACACCGGAGACCATCTTCTTCTCTTTGGAGGCCATCTTATCGACTACCCTCGCCATACCCTCGACCATGAGTCCGATGGCGATAAGACCCTGTCCGAGGGTCTTAACATCCATAGAGCCCATGATAGCGACTGCGATAGACAGTACAAGCAGCGCGCCACTAAGCATGAAGAGAGCCCCAAACAGAGCACTCATCTTCTTAAGGTCGGTCTTGATCGCGAACAGGCTAGATAGAGCAGTGGTGAGAATCTTAGCCAGGACCCCGATAGCGATTGCGCCTTGAATTAGCTTGTCTGCCGGGAGCATGGCCAAGATGAATAGCGCTCCAACTAGAATCAAGATGGAGACGGCAATATCTCGCAGTGTCTTAGCCTTGATGGCTTCAGTCAGCGAGCTAAGAGCAGTCTTAAGCTCGCCAAACACACCGCTGATCTTACCCATAAGGCCGCTCGCTGAGTCGGTAATACTCTGGAACCCACCAAGTAGGTTCTGAAGAGTCTTGAAACCCATAGCAAGACCGCCACCAAGAAGAGCACCGCTTAGGATGTCACTCAGCGACATTTTCTTCAGACTATCGCCTAGGCCGATCCAGAAACCATAAATCATATCCCCGACGTTTTTTAGGGATGTTCCGATGTTCTTCTTGAATGAAGCGAATGCATCAGAGCTGGCCGCGAAGTCCTTAATTGCACCGAGACCTGACGTGAGTCCACCAATCAGAGTCGAGATCGCAGTCATAGCCGCTGTAGCTAGAGCTGTGAAACCCTTAGCTACCGACACTAGGACGGCGCCTAGAATACCGAAAGCATCGAATGCGCTTCGAACCGTCTGTGCGAACCCACCGAGAACCTTATTAAGCGTAGATCCAGATGTAGAGACCCCCTCAAGGATATTATCCTTGATATTCTTCAGTGTCTGTCCGAGCTTTCCGAATAGATCCACGACAATTTCGATAAGATCGCCCAGAGGTCCGAACGAATCGATCATCGTCATGAATCCGTTAGAGATTCCGGAGAACGCCGAGCTGAAAGTCAGTCCTTCGCCGATGCGCTTAAAGCCGTCACCAACTGCTTGGCCGAAATTCTTGACAGCGTCGATCTGAGGTCCAAAGAAGCCAGCGATAATATCCCCGACTTCTTTAATCTTTTCGCCGAACCTCTTGAAGGCTTCCGAGACGGATTTGATGGTTTCATTCCAAGCTAGGAGTAGACCGGGCTTGGATTCTTCCCAGAAGCTACCGAGAGCCTTGGATGCGTTACTGACTGCTGTCCCTAGACCCTTACCGAGGTTCTCGGTGATCGGCTTTATGGAATCACCGAAGGCCTTGACCTTCGCCGACCACTTAGGTCCGATCTCCTTAGCGACACCATCCATAGTCTTATAGAAGGAGATACCCCAATCGGTCACGATCCTGGTGATCTTACCGAACGGGCTAGACGTGTCGTTTAGGAATGCCTCGAACGATCCGCCGAGTCCGGTAAGGCCTCCGATGAGCGGCCCGAATACATTCTTAGCGGCATCCTTAAGAACACCGAAGAATTCTCCGATAGGAGGTAGGACGGCTTCAATGACTGTTCGGATTCCGTTGAAGAACGGGGCGATTGCTACACTCGTAAGCTGGACGAACCAGTCCGCAAGAGACTGAACCCAACCGACTACCGTGTTAAGGATAGACCCGAGAGCTCCGAGAATGTCAATGCCCCCGGTCATCTGGCCGAACCAGTTGGCGAAGACATCAATGATCTCGGAGATCTTACCTCCTACTTGTAGCAGGGGCTTGACTAGTGCTCCGACAAGTATCAGACCGATCTTGATAGCAGCGACGACCACTTGACCGATCGCTACTCCGAATCCGAGCAGAGCCTTCACTACTGGCCAGATGATTTGGGCTACCATTTTGAAGATTCGACCGATGTCGGATGCCATCTGGTCAGACATGATCAGCCAGTTGGCGATTTCGTGGTGGAGGAACTTCGAGAATTCGAATAGCGCTGCGCCAGCATCGCCGGTAAAAACATCCTTGACTGCCTTACCGATTGCAATGAGTGGCTTTGACACGGCCTTCCAAAGATCTCCAAGAGCATACCACCACTCATACCATCCACCGAGCTCGTCCCAGCGATCCAAGATCCCCTGCATCGCATCGAAGAACGCGCTAATACCACCGTTGACGACGTCACTGACGCCAGTCCAGAGCGTTTTAGCTCGCTCGAAGTCGCCGAAGAAGGTTCGGAACAGAGACGCCCAACCAGAGCCCAGGGATTCTGCAACGGTGTCCATAAGCTGAGCGAAAGTCTTAACCTTCGTAGCGGCATCGTTTGCGGTCTCCGCGAGCTTCATGATTTCTTCAGTCTGCTCTTCGGTGTAACCGGCGTTCAGGAGCTGTTCTTTAGAGAGATCGCCGGTATACTGGGCGAGCGTCTCGATCATAATCTCCGATGTAAGCCAACCATCAGCCAGAGAGTTCCTGAATGAACCCTTCTTCTCGATGATCTCGTCGACTGCGACACCGTATGTCCGAGCGGTTCGCTTAAGCGATTCCTGGAACTGCTCGCCGCCCATACCAGCGTTAACGATCGAGTTCCAGTCCTGAAGCTTCACGACACCAGTTGACAGTGCCTGCGAAAGCTGGTACATAGCCGTCGCTGCCTGTGCCGAAGACGCACCAGACATAGCGGCCACGTTGGAGAGACCTTTAATCGAGGAGACTGATTCCTTCAGGCCGACACCAGCCGAAGTGAACATACCAATGTTCTTGGTCATTTCACTGAACGAGTAAATCGTCTTATCGGCGTACTGGTTCAGCTCGTCAAGGGCTGCATTGATGGTGGCGACCGTCTCGCCCTTAGAGAACGTGTTAGCCTGAATAGTCTGAACCGCGTTAAGCTGGTTCTCGTATTCTCGGAAACCGTCCAGAATCGGTCCGAATGCGAAGGAGCTAAGCATCGAGCCGCCGGCAGTAATTGCCTTTGCTGCGATGTTACCGAGCGCCACAGAAGCAGCGCCTCCAAGCATCGTAAAGTTCGTCGATGTCTGCTTCGCGACTGCACCGACGTTTGCCGTACTCGCAGTTGCTCCAGAAGAGGCCCCGTTGATGGTAGTGTTTACATTCTTAACACTGCTAGCGAGGCCATTCATACCCTTGGCAGCGTTCTGGGCCGCGGGGTTGATTCCATCAAGACCCGTAGTGGCGGTCTTGAAGTTCATTCCCTCCTTGAGCCGGGTGACGTTCTTAAGAACACCCTCGACCTTGGATGAGAACTTTGAGTCGTCAAGCTCAAGGCTTACGACCTTGTTTTCGATAGACTTTGCCATGTTACTCGAGTGCCTTTCTCACCATTTCATCGATCTCTTTGAAAATCGGGCGCATGGCAGGGTTGATGTAATCTCGACCCTGTACATACCCGCCCTGTCTAGTACCGTGTCCATATTGCAGGATAATGGCAATAGGCACTCCGTCGACAACATGCGTGTTATACCAGACGATCTTAATACCTCGACTGGTTTTAACCGTCTTGTATGCCCAGGAACTGGCTGTTTTACCAGTCTTTTCCGGGGTTGCAGATTGGAGGGCCGCCAGACCACGTGAGGCCGCATCGCCAAGTACAGAACGAAGGTTCTGATCCTTTACTCTTTGCAGCCATTTTGACGTGTCGAAGTCTCCTTTGAAACTCATCTCAATCATGACGGCCCTCCTTTCTGTTAGTTGTTGATCACGCGAGTAAGTTCGGTCGCAGTGATCGGGCCCACGATACCGTCGGTCGTCACGCCGAGGATTCGCTGAACCTCAGCAACGGTTTCGTCGTGAGCCTCTTCCGAAAGCTCACCCCAGACACCATCGACCTCGGTTCCGACGACTTCCTGCGCGAATTCGATACCGCACGGGAAGTTGTTACCGCCCCAGTCGGACGCGGAAACGAGGACGAGCGCTCGAAGGTTCAGGTCAGAAGCATCTGCAGAGCAGTGCAGGACCTTAGCGAGCTGCTCTCGTCGGTCGACCGTGGTAACCGCGGGAGGAGCGTACGCAGGAGCGACCTCGCCACCGGAGAGGCGGTTGTACATCTCGACTGCGTAGCCCATATAAGCATCGCGATACTTGTCGCGAAGCTGGAACGGGCAGGCAGTCGACGAGAAATCGGAGTGCGGGAACACATTCCAGCCCCAGGTCGGCGAGCCAAGACCGTATCCGTAGCAGAGAGCGCCAGTAAGGTAACCACCATACTTGATCGTGGCTTCAGAGATGTCCCAAGGCGTTCCATCGTTGGGACCCGTGATGTTGGCGTGCTCGATACCGATAGACTTGGTATTAGCTTCCCAGCTACCAGCATGGTACGCGGTATCGTAGTCGTGGACGGTCTGTCCGATGGTACCATCGACCTCGACTTGGTAGTGTGCCGAAGTACCGGCGCCTTCCCAGAAGTTACCTACAGTCTCGGTAGACTGACGAACTCCGGCGTTGTGGTGCAGAACGATGAACTCGATGTCCTTACCCTCGCGACCTCGGGTAAACGATCGGTTGATGAAGTACTGCTTATCAGCAATGAGATTGGAAAAATCCACAATTAACCTTTCGAGTTGTATTTAGCCCGACGGGCCTTATTCATAGCTGCTCGTTGAGCTGCTGTCGCACCGGCGCTGGCATTACTGCCGCCCTGTTTAGCGGCGGAAAGCTTAATCAATGTGAGT